GCCGCACGCGCGAACCTCCGGAGTGGTTCCGGGGCTCGGGCGCGCCAGCGATTTTGATCCCCCTCCCCCCCCGATCGAACGCGTGCCAACATGATCGCTCGCGCAAATCTTCACCGGCGCACCGAGTACGTGATTGCCTTCGCCGCGTTGCAGCCGCGACACAGCGACTGAAAGTTCGCCGGGTCGAGCCGCTCGCCGCCCTCACGGAGCGCGACGATGTGGTCGGTGACGGCCGCCCGCCGACGCTCTCCGCGTTGCGCGCAGCGGGAGTGCTCGGTGTGCAGGCGGCCGTCTCCCCGCTGCCCGCACCAGGGGAACCGGCGCAGCCACGCCCGTGACACCCTGGCCCAGACCACATCGTAGCCACGCGCCGCGGCGGTCCCGCGCGCCAGGTCCTGCCGGCGCTGGCACCGACGGCACGGGCCTGGACCGGACGTCAGCCGGCCACAGTGTGGGGTGGGGCACGTCCGCTGCGGGGCGCTGGGCACTCAGGCGTCCTCCCGACCTTCCTCGACTCCAGGCTTCAGTACCGCCGCGATGCGGTGGAGCAGTGGCACCTTGCCCCAGCCGCCCAGGTCGCGCCCCGTTTGGTCGATCAGTACCAGGCGGTCGGCCTTCTCACCAGCGCCGTTGACCATCAAGTCATCGACGATCTTCTGTGCGAGCCTGTAGGCCATCGTCGCCGACACGTCGTCGGCGTCTTCAGGAAACAGGACCTTCTTCGCCTGAATGCACTCGGGACAGAAGATAACGCCGCGAATCACCGAGTCGTCCGGGAGTTCGGAACTGACCGACTTGCCGCAGAACGAACAGCAATACCGCATCAGTGAATCCGGGCGGATGCGCCGCAGGTGCGGCACTGCACCCGCGGGTTCAGCTGGCCGCAGTACGGACAGCGCGGTGTGAGGATGAGGAACATCCGTTCAGCGTCACCGACATGCGTGACCTCCACGACACGGAGAGAGGCGCCGACCTCGAGCTCGAGGGCTCGGACCGTGGTGGCCGTGACACGCGCGGCCTTCACGGCTGCACCTTCAACCGGCATCCCTGATCGAGCACGAGGCAGCGGTTGTTCGGCCAGACCTTCTGCAGCTGGTCGCGAAGGATCGCCCGTGCCTGCAGCGTCAGCCGCTCGTCGCACTCGACGATGATCACTGAGGCCGGCGTCACGTCCGCGCGGCTGATCCGCGCCACGGCCGGTAGCGCGGTCAGCGCCTGGATCGCTTCCCGGCGGGTCATCACAGCAGCCCGAAGAACCGCGCCAGGTAGAGGACCAGCGCGATGATGATGACCACCCGGATGATCGTTTTCATCGGCGCCGGCATCGGGAGGTACGTCTCGACCAGATACCAGAGCAGACCGATGATGATCAGCGTGATGATGAGCGTGATCATTCTTGCCTCCTGCTCCCGCTCCTCGAACGTCAACGCGAAGGACTCCTCCTCCGTGTCAAGGACGCCGCTCCTCGTCCCACCAATCCGGCTTGGGCCGCAGCCGATCCTCGTCGTCGCGCAGCGACGCCCCGGCGCTCATGACGGCGTAGAGCACGAGGCCGAACACTGTCACGATGCCGATCGAGACGGCCACGAGCCAGGTCATGGCGTGAACCGCCGGCGCTTCCCGCAGCGGCACCAGTCGCCGACCTGGGCGCCCGGCGGCCACACGTGCGTCGTCCCGGCATCACCGCTCGGGTCGCAGACCCTCGGCGCGGCGGGGACACTCCGCTCGGTGTCGGCTGACACCGACGTGTGGTCAGCAGGCCGCCGCTCGAGATACGGCGTGAGGTCGGGGCGATTCAGCGCGGCCCGCTGCGCGGCGCGCTGCCGCACGCGGCGGCGAATGAAGACCATCAGCCTGCCTCCCGACAACGACCTGGGTACACCGGCGCCAACCGGGCGCGCTGCTCGACATACGTCGGCTGCCAGTGTTCGGCCAACGGGTACTGCCCAAAGCCGGCAATGATCTCGACGCCGCACTCGACGCATTCCCAGAGATCAGCGTCCCAGAGTTTGTAGGGCGAGCCATCCTCGAGTAGCTCTTCGACGGTGACACTGTTCTGCCTCGGCCGCATGAATCGGCCACAGCCGCACAGGTAATTCGAGGCGGTCGGCATCAGCGATACCTCGCGAGCAGGTCATGTGCCGCCTGCCGCAGTTTCGTCGCCACGGCCCGGATCGTCTCCCGGTCCTCGGCCTCGAGCCGCAGTTCGTAGTCGTTGGCCACCCAGTCGAGCGTCTCGGCGCGCGACACCAGCACGGCGTGCCGGCGCTCCCAGGATTCGAGCGGCTCGAGAGTGGTCATCGCGTTACTTCGGCTCCACGTCGAAGGTTTCCCAGGCGCCGGCGCTCTCGCGATCGGCCGCGACCGAGTAGGCCTCGTCATCGAGGGCGACCACATACCGCCCGCGCCAGGTGCGCAGCGCGATGCGCGACGGGAACCCGCTGCTACTGCCGCTATTGGCTTGCAGCGCCGCCACGTCGGCCTGCAATTGCGCCACGACCGCTTGCAGATCGGAAAACGCGCCCGCGGTCGGCACGGTCACGAGATCCCCGCTGGGGTCAGGACCTGGCGCCGGCGCGTCGTTGTAGGGCACGACCCACTCGCTGATGCTGCGAATATCTTTCTCGCTCCAGGCTGGTCCGGGCGGCGTGCGCGCCCCGCCTTCGGGGGGCGGCGCGCCTTCGGCATTGGCGATCATGTCGACGACTTGACCGCTCCCGTTGCCGAGGTCATATAACCAGACATCCGCCGCCCGGTTCTCGACCTGGGCCCCGCCGGTCTTGATCAGCAGCCCCCAGCGCGGATCCTGCCGGCGGATCTGCACGCAGCCATCGTTGCAGGCCCAAAACGAATTCGCCCGCGTCTCCTCCTCATCGCCGACGATGCGCAGGCGTGGCCCGACCACGTCGCAGACGAACTGGTACTCGTTGGGAACGCTCATGCTCGCCTCCTCGCGGTTTGAAGAAAGCCCGACTCCTGCACGAACTCTGCAAGCTCCCGGCGCCCGGGCACATTCCGCATCGCGCGATCCAGCGGGACGCACGCCGTGCAGACGGTGCGCTCGCGATTAGCCCACCCGCAACCCATCGCACACGGCTCCCAGTCCGTGCACCGGCACCACCGGCAGCGCCCCGGCGTCTGCGTCAGGTAGATCGCATAGGACTTCATGAAGATCTCCTCGCGCCCATGGACGTCAGGCCCTCGCCGCCACTCCACACGCATTCGAAGTCGTCCGCGGGTGGTGGACTGTACCGCTGAATCCGTGCGCACAGGTCAAGGCGCCTCCTTCGCCGGCGTGCCGGTCAGGGCGATACGCCGCGAGGCGGTCGCGCCCGTGCTGGTGAGCACGCCGGCGTCCTCGAGTGGCGCCACGGTGGCGCGAAGTCGGTGCCGGCTGATGTTCAGTCTCTCGGCCAGGTCGGCGGGTGACATCGGTCCTCTGGCAAGTGCGGTACGGATGGCGTTGAATGTGGCCTCGTGTCCGTTGCTGGTCGCCGCCGGCATCGGGTGACGGCCGCGGCGGCCAAGCGCACGCGGCAGATGAAACAACTCGCGCATCGTCGCGATCGCCTCGTCCAGCTTGGCGAGCCGCGCGGACAGATGCACGCGCTCGGCCTCCAGCTCGGCGATCGCTTGTCCGATGTGATTGCGAGGGGAAGTCGGCATCAGCTTTGCGCCTGCCTGCCTGCCTGCCTGCCTGCGTCTCTTCATGGCCTCACACCGCCTTTCGGTGGATGCGCCTAATTCTTCTGCGCATAGCTGCGATGTAACGCGATCACGGTCTGTACGACGGCGCGCAATGTCTCGACGTGGTAGTGCTCCAGATCCGCGAGCATGAAGCCGCGCAGGCGCTGCGCCGGCGTCACGATGCACACGCCGCCGCACGCCAGGCAGATCACCAGATCCCCCGGCACCGGCGACCCGAGCGCCGCGCTCGCCTGCACCGTACCCGTGCAGTCGCACAGCGGGCACGGCATCGACGACAACGGGATCGCGCGGGCGGGATCGGACAGGCTCACGGCCGCGGTCCCCACCGTTTCACCAACGCGGCTTCGACGGCTGAGAGCACGGCGCTCAGTTCCTCAGGCCTTGGGTACGCACGGCGCTCTCGAGTAATGCGGCATTTGATGCGCTCTTTCCACTCGGCATCGTCGATGCTGCGCTCCTGCTCGAGGATGTGCCGAGCGATGGCGCACAGTGCTGCGAACGTGAGCCGGTTTCGGGTCTGCATTCGTCCGTTTGCGAAGCCCGTCGCGCGCAGCGCGGCGGTGATACCACTGACGTACGGATCACCCAGAAGATCGAAGAGGCTTGTTGCCTGTACGTACGCCGTACCCGGATTGGGAGATTGGGAGAGACGCGCGCGCGCGCGCGTCTCCCGCTGTACGCGCGTACACCTCACGTACGCCCTCCGTTCCGCGCGGCGCGATAGGCCGCCACCCGCGCCTGTTCAGCTCGCCGCTTCTCCTTGATGGCACGAGCCTTATCGTTGAAATCGTGGAAGTCATGGATGCGGTACCCGCCCTTCACGCGATGCCACAACTTGACCCGGCGATCCGAAAGCGAATTCGCCAACGCTTCGCCTCGCGAACTGATCGCGGATCCGGTCACGAACTTGTGCGTGATGTACCCGTCGGTCAGAAAATGGCGGCTGTGGCCGAGCGCCGCGACGTAGAGCGCGAGCACCTCCGCGAGCCCGGTTTCGCCCCCGACGATCTCGGCCGCGCGCAGCAGCTTCGGGTGCGTCGCAATCGTGTCGACGAGCTTCACGGGACGTCCTCATTCGCCGGTATCTGCCACCTCTCGCCCGTTGCCGCCCGCAGCGCCGTCGTGCAGCCGAAACGCCCCCGATCGGGCGCGCGTGCTCGGCGCGCTCGAGAGCAGGATCTCGACACAATGCAGGACGCGCGTGCGCGCGGCATCGTCGGGGAGTTCGAGCAGGATCCCCATCGTCACGACGTACGCCCGCATTTCCGGATCGTCGAGGGCGCGGGTGATCGCGTCGCCTTCGTTCCGGTCCTTCACCTGGATGCTGACTTTCATCGGGTCACCTCTTCCTCTTTCGTCTTGCGGCCGCTGAATTTCGAGAGCCGCGCATCGTACGCGGCCCGCAGGGCGGCGAGTTGCTTGGGCGACAGGCCGTCCGCCGCGGTCTTTAAGCGGTTGCCCACCAGTCGGAGCTCGGTCTTCGTCCGCGCCGCGAGCATCTGACGCAACCAGTCCTGCTCGGCGTCCGACGCGGACGGCGAGGGCGCGGAGCCGCCGCGCGCCCAGGCGGCAAGCTGGACCCCGGAGGCCTCGGTGATCGGGACATCGAGCGCGAAAAGCCCGCGATGCTGCTGCTGCAGCTTGATCGGCAGCGGGACGCCCGGCCGATCCGGTAAAAGCAGGAAGGACGCGGTCAACTCGTAGGGGAGATTCTTCTCGGCGATCGGGATCCAGCCATGCAGCCCCGTCAGCGACTGCTTCTCGCGGATCTCCATCTTGCCGCCCTCGCCGCGGACCATCTCGATCTTCGGCTCGGCGCGGAAGCAGAGGATCAAATGCGCGCGCACTTGGAGCAGCCGCTGCACCATCTGCTTGTGCGCCATCTTGGGCTTGATCCAGCTGGCCATCTTGACGGCCTCGCGCCGCTTCGCATCGGTGCCGGCCATCCGATCGAGCTCGGCCTCTTGCCAGTCGAGGATCCCACCGTCGCCCGCCCATTCGTGGCTCATGCTGTCGACGACGATCACGGGATATTTCGCAGCGTCGGCCGCGGCGATCGCGTCGGCGTAGCGCTCCGGCGTGAACGGCGGCGTGAGATCGCCGTGGTCGAAGCGGAACTGATCGGCGTAGTGCTTGGCGCGGCCAGCTTCGGTGTCGATGACGGCGAACGGCCGATCGCCGGCGATCCCTTTCGCGAGCCGCATGGCCGTGAAGGTCTTGCCGCCGCCGCTCGGGCCCGAGAGCCCAATCAGGAGTCCGACGTTCTCGCGCGTTGCGGGACGGAAGGTGAAGGCCATCACTTGTCCCTGGCGGATCGTTCCTGCTTCCATTGGATCAAGGCCTCGAGCGCGTCCTCTGGCGAGACCTCGCCAACCGCGCCGGCTAAGGCATCGGCGGTGGCGGCGGTCTCAGCGTTGTCGATGTGTGGCGCCGCCAGTTCTCGAAACCGGATCCTGGCGCCCGCATACATGCCTCGCATGAGGGTGATGTAGTCGTTCGTCATGACTCGTCGGCGACGAAGAACCGACGCCGGGGCTCCAAGAGTTCGGCCTCAATGGCGCTGCACTCGTCCTCGACCGCGCGCTGGATCGCCTCAGCCGCGCGCTGGACGTACTCCAGGCGCTGGGCCTCCGTCACATGGACATCCGCATCCGCGACGATATCCTCGACGAAATCCGCCGCCAGGTCGTAGACGTTCGGATCGACGGGACTCATGGAAGGAAGTCCTCCTCGGTTTCTCGCAACCGAATACTCATCACCACATAGCCCTCGCCCAGCCCTGGCCATGCGCCCGCCAGGAGATACGGCACGTCGACCACGCACGCGCGGCCCGTGTAGTCCTCACGCGTCGGATTCCACTCGCGAAGCCACAGTTGATCGCCCGCTCGATATCCGCGATCGTCCTGGCGAATCTCAAACGTCTTCTCGCCGGTGATGACGTGCGCGTAGAAATCAGGCCAGCTTTTCAACTCGTGCTTCATGACGCCTCTCGCATCTTGCGCGTCGGCTGTTTGGTGTCGAAGTCCAGCGCCACAACGACGCCCGACTCTTGCAGGTGTATCCGGTTGTACAGGTCCGCCACGCTCCGCATCCAAAACAGCGCCAAGCGCCCGTCCAGATTGGCTAATCGCTTCCGGTAGTACAGGCCATAGACGCGACGGACGGACTGGCGTGGAGCCATTACGAGGCCTCCCGCATCTCGCGCTCGAGCCAGCGCGCCTCTTCCCACGGGGGCAGGCCGGCATAGGCGGTCTGCCGCGGATACCCCGGCCAGGTGTTCGACGCCAGGCAGGATCGCCAGACGTCGAGCGCGTACAGGACCTTCTTCTCCGCGAGCAGCAGCGCGTCGGGGCCGAGACTGATCACCGAGAGCGCATACGGCGGGAAGGTCTCCTGGACCGCGTAGCGAAACGGCGCGTCCTGCTCGGTCAGCGCGGCGACGGCGCGCCGATACCAGGCCGCCTGGAGATCGGCGCCACGGTCAAACATCGCGCGCGACCAGGCTTCCGGGTTCGCGCTGCCCGACGTCGTCTTGTAGTCGTCAATCGCGACGCCGGCGCTCGAGTGCCGCAGCCAGTCGAGCCGTGCCCGACACCAGAGCCCGTCCTCCTGCCAGATGACGGTCTGCTCTGGCTTGCCGCCGGTGAACATCCACCGGCCACCGTCGGCATGCTGGTCGAGCTGCGCGCGCGCGGCGACGACCATCGCCTGGACGTCGACCCAGCGCGCCGCGAGGATCGGCAGCTGGCCGGCGGCGTAGGCAGCGTCGCGGGCTTCCTGCGCGGCCTTCGTCCGAAAGTCTTTGGCGTCAACGATCGCGATCCGGTCGGCACTGCCCTCGAGCAGCAGCGCGTGCGCGATCGTCCCGAGATCGAACTCCTCGCGCTTCTCGTCGACGGCGTCCGGGTTCAGCCGCGGATGCGCCTGACGCGCGTGCGCCGGCGACGCGTGACAGAGTAAGTTCGCGATCGAGCAGGAGAGCGAGGGCTCGGGACACGGATCGGCGTGATACGCCGCAGCCGGAAGGTCGTAGATGCCGGGGGCGTCAATCGTCATGCGTCAACCCTTCGTCGGTGTTTGTTCATCGCGGCCATTCATGGATCGGCTGCATCCCTGGCGCGCGACCATCCTGTGAGCCAAAAAGGTTGTGCTTGAGATACACGCGACAGCCAGCCGCGCGGGCCTGCTGATACAGATCCGTGACCCATTCGAAGGGCGGGGCAAACGGTTCGGCCTGTTGTGACCCCGTCGACGCGCCGATTACCACCCAGTCGAACATCACGAGCGAGGAAAACTTCAAGGGCTCGAGCAGCGGTTCGCAACTGAGCCAGCGAACGCCAGCCTTGACGCCGGCGAAACTCTTCTCCGCCACGGCCACGCGGTGCTGTCGATCCACCGTGGTTCCGGCCCAGACGTTGTCGGGCCAATCAATCTGCGCGAGCCGATCAGGAAACTTGGTGAGGCAGAGGTACTCCCATTGCGGGGTCTCACGAATCTGCTCAAAAACGGCAGTGATCCATTCCTGCGGCACCCACTTACCAAAGAGGTCGGCCATTGAACACGTGAAGACGCGCCGCCAGGCGGGATCATCGGTCGCGTCCTTCGGGAGCTTTGTATGGAGAGGAGCCGTCAACCGTTCCGGCAGAAACGTTGGCGCAAACTTCTGCGGATAGAGCCGCTCCGCGATGTCCCGGGCGTAGCAGTACTCGCAGTTGTGCAGACAGCCGGTTACCGGATTCCACGACCAGCGCGCCCAGCCGATGTTGTCGTTGACCTGATTGAACGTCGGGTGTGTCTGCGCGGGTTTCGCGCTGGCGGGTTTCTCGATCGGGATGTCAGCAGGCAGTCTCCGGAGGATCTTTTTCCGGACCACCGTGCCTGCGGCCACCAGACGGCGCACTTCCGTGGCATGCACGGCCATCTGCCGACATTCGTGAATTACGCGGTCGGTCAGACCGTTTGTAATCCTACCCGGGGTAGGATTATCTTTCGGCCAGGGACGACCGCGCTGCGGCACCCCCAGTAGCTCGCCAATCAACAGCTCCGTCAATCGCTGCTCACCCGCAATCGCTTTCTTCGCGGCTTTGTCATCCAGATATTTCTGAATCGCGTCCAGCTGTTTTTTCAGCTCATACGCTGCCGCCTGGTCACGACGGTTCTGACAGTGCTGCCGTACCAGTTGCACCTGCTGCACGATCACGGGAATCTCCGCGAGCTTGATCCGCTTCGCGTCAGGCAACACAAGCGCCGTCATGGCTTCCTCTCGATGCGGCAGTGGCACGCGTGACAAATGGCCTCGAGATGCGACGGGACGTCGAATGTGCCCCACGGCGGGTACGCCACGTGATGCACTTCGGTCGCCACCGCGCCGCAGTGCCGACAGCGGCCCCCGTCGCGCTCCCACGCAACGGCCCGAACGGCCAGAAAAACGGGATGCCGGAGGTACTCTTCATAGGTCGAATAGAAGTGTCGGGTGAGCGGTACTCGCCGCAGGTTCGACTTTGGCAAGGATGGCCTGGGCACGAGCGGATCGACTGTCATAGAACCCCAGTTGCGAATAGCCGATGGTGTCGGTCTGTATCGTGCGACCCACGAACTGCATCCATGACGAGCCGGCGATTTGACACACATCCGTCCACATCCACGACGGACGGCTGAACAGAGCCGAAAACTCTGACGGCCAATGCACTCGATCACGTCCCCAGGCATGGCCGGTCTCGAGTCGCAAGGTGCGGATATTCAGATTCATGATCACGTCGAAGCGCCGATACTCCGCACAGAACATCCGCAGCGCATCCCACGGAACACCTTTGGAATAGCCGTTCGGATCGATCAGGATCGACCCCATCGCGTACTGCGGTCTGTGTTCCCGCTTACGAATGAATGCCGACACGACGGGGAGTAATTCCGCGTTGTCCGCTTCGAACACCGATAGACGGTCCTTCGGGGTCGCGAGAATCTCAGGGCACGTCGTCAGCGCCGCGATGCAAGACGGGTCCTTGTCGATGAAAAATGCGTACATGTTGTCGCGACGTTCGCGCGCGACCGCATTGAGAAAATTCACCGGACTCCCAGGGACACCAGCCTCCGTGTTGTAGCCACTCCCCGCATTGAGATCGATGTGGTAGTACGGATAGGTCCTCACATTGCGCGCTTTTGAGATTCGCAGGCTCTGGACAAGGATCGCGGCGAAGCGTTCTTCCTTGAACCACGTGTAACCGCTTTGCCCCTGCATCACGCAGCGACCTCCAGGTTATCGAGCACGGAGTACGGGTTCTCGCGATGCCAGGTCGCGCGGACGCGGGCCGGCGTGCCCTCGAGGTCGAGCGCGTCTTGGTAGAGCGTGGCTTCGCTCGTCACGAGCACGACGCACGGGCACAAGGGTCCGCGTCGGCGGTAGATGTGCGGCACGTCATGGGCGGCCAGGTGGATCTCGAACCACGCGCCGCGGGATCCGGTGCAGTAGTAGGTCTGCACGACCAGGAGCGCCGGGGTCGTCATTCACGCCCCCCGGCGCAAGGAAGCGAACGAGCGCGGTTGCCCCCATTCGCCGCGTAGGTAGCGATCGATCAGATCGGCGCGGTAGCGCACGCGTCGCCCCAGGCGCGGCCGAAGCTCCTCAAGGAATGGCAGCTTGCCCTGCGCTTTCAACGCTGTGAAGGTCCGCTGCGGCATCTGCAGTTTCTCGAGCACTTCGGGCACGGTGTAGCAGCGCACGTCGGCGGTCATGCGGCTAGCCGCTTGCGGCGTGGTGTCGGCCGTCGCGGATCGGGGCCGAACCGTAACGACAGCGGATCCACATCGAGCGCGGCGGCCAACGCCATCACGGTGGTGAAGGCCGGTCGCGCCTGCGGTTGGCTTTCGAGCTTGCTGATGGTGTTTTGCGCGATGCCGCTGGTCCGCTCGAGGGCTTCCTGCGTCATTTCCAATTGTTCGCGCCGGGTTCTGAGGTAGACGGGCTTCATGGCCCACTAGTACTTCCCTATGGGGATATCGTGTCAAGCATCTGAAAATTTGCGCCAGAATTGCCGTTTTGCCGCCGTGCTGTCGTTATCTTGTCGCAAGTCTATCCCTAATGGGATATGCTGGCGGCATGCATTGGGACCTGATTCGTCGCCACTACGCGGCACGACTGGCCACGGCGCAGCGCCAGGGGGTGACGCAACAGGCCGTCGCCACCGCCGGGCAGTTGTCGGGGCAGAACGCGATCTCGAAGTTGCTGGCGAATCACAACCTGGGCCCGTCGGTAGAGACCTTTGTGAAAGCTGTGACTGGTCTCGGCCTCGACGTCTCCGCGTTCTTCGCCGAGATCGAACAGTGCGGGAGGAGACATGCCGATTCACCACATGATCCACGCGATCCGCTGGAACACCTCCACGCGGCGCTCATCGGGACGCGCTTCGAGATCCTCGAGCAGCGACTCGTGCTTACCGAACTGCTCGACCGCCTCGATCGACTCGATCGAACTCTGGCAAACGTGGCGGCGGATCGGGGATCTGATGGACGCGCTGATTCGGCAACGGCCGCGAGTGGCCCGCCTGATCATCCGCGAGCTCGAGGCGCTGCTTGATCGTCTGGACCGCCGGGCGCAGCTGCGCGCCACACGGATGGGAGATCTGACCGAATGATGAGACTCGAAGAAGGCGCGCGCCTCAGGCGCGACGGCAAGGCCCCCTACATCCAGGCGTATGTGCGCGTGCGCCCCGGCCCGCAGGGCGTTAAGTTCACGCGCTTCCCCCTCACCTCGACGCGTGTGGAGCGGGACGCCTGGCGCGAGAAAATGATCCGGCAATTCGGCGATCGGCCGCTGATGGCCGGATCGTTCGCCGCTAAGGTCGAAGAGTATCTGGCGCAGAACCAATCGAAGAAGACCATCGCGCAGGCCGCGCAGCACCTTGGCTTGTGGATGGACATGCTCGGGCGAGACCGCGACCCGCTGACGATTACCACCGATGAGATCAACCAGGTGATCGATCGCTGGCTGACGGAAGCTGACGTGCTGGCGCCGACGCAACGGGGCCGCCGTCCCGCCGCCCGCGGGTACGCCGCCGGGACGGTGCGCAAGCGGCGGATGTGGCTGCGGCAGTTCTTCGTCTTCCTGATCGGCGATGGCGGGCCCGTCCAGAAGGCCGAGAACCCGAGAGAACCAAAACCCGGGCCGCGGGGAATCGACATGCTGGTCTGCGAGCGCGCGATCGCGGCGATGCCGAAGTACCAGTCCACGAAGAAGGGCGCCACGCCGGTGCTCTCGCTCGCGCCGATTCGGGCGCGCGTGCTGTTGCACACTGGCTTGCCGCCACAGGTGCTGATGGCGGTTCGGCCCGAGCATCTGGACTTCGAGGCTGGGACGCTCTACGTCGCGGGCCGCGAGAAAGGCGCGGGCCTCGAAGAACGGACGCTGTCGCTGATGCCGGACGCGGTCTCCGCCTTTCGCGAGTTTCACGCCGCCGGCGCCTATGGACCGTTTTCGGGATCATCGCTGGGCCGGGCGTTGAAGGCCGGCTTCACACGCAGCGGCTATCTGCGCCAGCTGCGCCTCTATGACGTCCGGCATTCGTTCCTGACCTTCGTCTATCGGGTGACCCGCGACCTGGCGACCGTCGGGCGGCTCGGGCTGCACGCCGAGGGCTCGACCGTCCCGGCGCGGTATGCGCTCGGGGCGAACCAAGAGGTCGACGAAGCGGCCGTTGCGGCGATGAGCCAGGTGTTGGCGCAGAAGCGCAAGGGCGTGCTGAAGGCCGCGCCCGGCGCCAAGGGGAGAGGCCGGTGAGTAAGGACAACACGAATCGATCCGACAGCTTTACGTGTCCGCAATGTGGTCGCACGTCCGCGAATCCAAACGACGCCCGCGAGGGCTACTGCGGGGCCTGTCATCAATGGACCGGCGCACGGTACGGTGTCGTGTCCGAGCATAACTTTCATGGCGGGTTCGGCTGGACGATCATCGATCGCGAGCACAGGACGACGACAGCCGGCTGGTTTGCGGATCGGGTCGCCGCAGAACGGACGGCCGACACGTTGAATGGATCCGACAAATGAAAACGACAACCGCCAACAAGTTGGCACAAACGATCGTCGACGATCTCTATACCAACGGCCAGGGCGACGAGGCCGACCGGCTGGTGTTGATGTCGAAGGCGGGACAAGACCTCGGTGGGTGGGGCAAGCTGCCGCTCTACCACCGTCTGGCTCAATTGTTAGAGCGTTGGAATCCCGACACCTGCGGAGGATCGCAGTCCAATGAGTAAGCAACTGCTGGTGCTCGAAGAGGTGCTCGCGATGCTCGAGACGATCGGCGCCTCGAAGCAGACGCGCGAGAACTTTCGGCGCCAGGCCGAAGGCGTCCTGGCGAAGCGACCCGGCCGCGGCCACGACGAAGTGACCGTCTCGAGCGGCTATGGTCGCAGTACGCACCGCGGCTTCGTCGAGCTCACGCTTGACGAGGTACGGACACAGATGGAGTCGGCCAAGGCCCGCGAGATCGGGCTGATGCTGATTCAGGCGGCCGAAGCCGCGGAGTCCGACGAGATCTTTCTCAAGCTACTGACCGACAAGATTGGTCTCGATCTCGATGACTATGCGCGCGGCGCGTTTCTACTCGACCTGCGCGAGCTCCGGCAGGGGACACGCGACATCTCTCGGCCGCAGTGATCCCCGCGAGGACCGATAAAGTTGCCAGAAAAAGTTGCCAGGAATCGCTAACTCCTAGAGCCCTAACGAAAATCCCCCCCGTGCATTTTGCCCTTTCAAGGCCAAAACACGGGTTCGAATCCCGTTGGGGACGAATCCCAAAACCCCGAAGAAATCAATAAAAACAGGCCTGAATTGCGCGATCCGAGGCGGCGGCCCCGGATCCGCGTCATGGCGGTCAATGGCAGTAAAAGGCCCTTAATGGGGTCAAAAGTTGCCAGGAAGTTGCCAGAAAAGTTGCCAGGACTTTCGCCTACTACGCGCGGTCGCTCACCAGCGAGGGTGGAGAGCAGTTCTTTGAGGGGTTACCTGCGCCGGTGTCGCGGCTGCGACTGGAGAGCCTGGATCTCCGCGAGGATGGCCCGACCGATCGCGAGGGCGCGCTGATCGTGCGCCGATAGCCGATGGTTGGATCGCGCGCGCCCCGCGGCCTCTTCCCCGCGCTCCATCGATCCAAAGAACTCGGAGAGTGACAGCCCGAGTGCATCCACAGCCCGGAGAAGCGTCTCTACCCTCGGGCCCTCTCTAGAATTCTTGAGCATCCTAGAGAAAGTATTCTGCTTGGGACCCCCGGCATCAGCGACCGCGTCCTGCGTGAGGTTTGACTGTTCGAGCAGGCGTCTATAGTGCTCGCGAACGTGCAGCCATGTCGTCAATCTGGCCCGAGTATAGCGGTCGGGATATCGCCGGAACCCGTTAAGACCTAAAGGGATATCGCCGAATCGGCCAAGCGCGGTAATATGCTCGAAAGGATAACCTTTAAAGGATGGTTGAGACTGCTTTAGGATCGGGTGATGGGCAACTACCAGCGCCGATCAGATCGTGCGCGAGAATGGTGCGGGAGATTCAGGGCAGCCGACGATCATGACCCTCGCGCCGATGACTCTCACGCGGGGCTCGAAAGGTTCGAACCATGATGGCCGATCGGTTGCACGTTGGCGATCGCGTCCGGCTGTCGTTCGCTGGCGGCTCGAGAGCCGATGGCGCCGTTCGTGTGGCATCGCTGAACGGTCGATCGATCATCGTCACGTGTGATGACCGCATGATCGGCGGCTTTGTTGGTGGCGTGCCGCTGTCATTGACCGATGCCGGTTGGCAATTGCTGACCGGCGAATCCATCGGCGTCGAACGGATCGCCGGCGCCGGCCTGCCGGCTCGCTGCCTGTTTTGCGACGCCGTCCTGGAAGGCGAACGGATGCAACACCAACCAGATTGCGACGTCTTCGACATGCTCGCGCGCGCGGTCGGCCAGTGTGTGTGTCGGACCTGCGACCATCCTGCCGGCGCGCATGTCGGCGGATCGTGCCTAGTCTGCGGCCGCGCGTCTTGCTGGTCTTGAACGATGTGCGCGCGGTGAAGGGTGCACCGAAGAATTCTGTTTCCTGTCAGAACTCTGTCCTGTGTCAGACCGCCTGTCTCCCCCCAGCCAAACGTCTCGCCGGCGCTCTCGCTTAACTCATTGACCTCGCTTCAGACTGAGGTGTCAGCCGAATTGCAGTGCAACGCTGACGATCAACGATGAAGAAACTAGTAGTAGGGATTTTCTGGATCATCGGCGTGGCGGTCGCTGGCGCTGGCCTCGTGGCCCTCATGGGCCTCGCCGGACCACCCGCCGAGTCGTCGGAGACGGTCGCGCCTGCGAGGACGGCATTGCCCACGGCTATCGGAGTGACGGCGCGGCAGATCCTCCTCGCCTATGAGGCCAACGAGATTGCCGCGGATCAGATGTACAAAGGGCAACTGGTGGCCGTGACGGGACAGGTGGGAAACGTCGGGAAAGACATTCGCAATCGTCCGTACATCACTTTGGTGGGCACCGACACCACCGCTGAATGGCGGCAGGTGCAGTGTTTCTTGACCGATGACGCCGTGTATCGGGCGATGGGATTGAGCAAAGGGGCTTACGTCACCGTTCAGGGCACGGTCGATGGCCTGATGATGAATGTCCTGCTCCGTCGGTGTGAGGTGATCCGATGACGGGGTCATACGCGCACAGCCGCGTCGAGAAGTGGCTCAAGACCAACCGCCCGAAGCTCCTGGCGATCAAGATTATCGAGACGCTCGCCGGTTTGTAACTCGGTTCAGCAGCAGAATTATCTCCCGCGGCAGCACGCTTCTCTTCCCACAGCCAAACGTCTCGCCGGGTGGGCAGCTAACTCGTTGACTGCTCGGTTTGACCAGGTGGTCCGCAGATTTGCAGTGCCACGTCAGCAAGGACGAATCTCGATGATCCCGACTCCTTCGATGCCCAGAGCGGCCGCGAGGTCGGAGCCTATCCGAGAAGAGTGCCGGGACAGACCGGCCGAAACGGAGACGAACGAATGAAGAAGACGGTATGGGTCGTGTTGCTGGCGTTGCTGCCCTCGGTGGCTGGCGCCCAGACGGGGACGGTGACTGCGCCCCGGGCGCCGCAGGAGGTGACGTCGGTCGCCCCGGTGGAACAGCGCCGGAGTCAGAAGTTGATGGTGATTGGCGGACTGGCGGCCGGCACGGCGGGCGCGCTGCTCCTCGCCACATTGGACTACCCAGCGGACGCCGGCGAGACGTTCACCTATAACCACCAGCAGTACTGCGTCGACAGCGGCCCCAACCACTACAACGTGGACGAAGGTGGGTGCTGGGGCGGCGGGCGACCGATTCCCACGTCGGCGCGGCCGTACTTCTACGCGGCGGCGGCGGCGGGCGTCGGGCTGTTCGCGGTTGGCTTCCAAAAGGTCAAGGTGCGCCCGATGGTCAGCCGGCGGGTCGCTGGTGCGCAGGCGACCATCTCGTGGGGCGGCAATGCTGGACGACAGGAGACCCAATGACGACTGACCATTCGTACGCAGACATCCTGAAGCCCTCCATCCCTCACCCGGCACGGAAGACGGGCGCCGCCAGGTTCTTTTGGAGCGTCTCCCTGCTAACGTCGCTGCTCGGCGGCCTGTTCGGATTCGTCGGGATGCTGGCCGCCAATGGGGCCCCGCAGGAGGCAGCCGCGGCCGCGATCGGCTGCCTGATCGTGATCGCGCCCTATGTGCTGGCACGAGCGGTCGACGAACTCACCCGGACGTAGACCCGGCCCGTCGCGCGTCAGTCGTCGAGGAACGACCGCCAGATCGCACGTGCGGCTGGACGTCGCGAGAGCGACGGCTTCTCAGCGGCGTCCGCCCGCTTCGACCGGCGTAGCGTGGACCCTGACCGAGGTCTCCTAACCGCGCCGGCACTTGCACCGGAGGCGAGCTGACCATGGCGAGCAGGGTGCTGGCGAGCCCCACAACGGCTGGGGCTCCACCCTGGCGCCGTGTCCCCCATTTGGTAGCAGCCAATTGGGCCGATCTTGTGTCGAAATATCACGGAGCGTGATGACGCCTGATCCGACACGACCGGCCGCCGAGATTCTCGCAGTGGAGCTCGCGTTCTTCGAACAGCAGCGCGCGCAGCTGCTGAAGGACCACCGCGGCAAGTTCGCCCTCATTCGGGGCTCTGAACTCATCGGCACCTTTGATACCGACGAGACCGCGTACGTGGAAGGGGTGAAGCGATTCGGGCGAACACCGTTTCTGATCCGTCGCATCGAGGATGAGGACCCGACCGCGCAGTTTCCGGCCCTGACGTACGGGCTCCTACGTGCCCATTCATAATCAACTCGCGCTGGATCCACAGCATCGGATCGATCCGCGCCACCTGCTCCTGATCGGCTGTACGTTGGGCGTCGAAGTGCACGTCCATCCCGTGCTCGCGCAACACCTGCAGCAGGTGGACCCCACCGCACCAGGGCCGACCCCAATCGTGGGTCGTGCGCTGATTGACACCGGCGCCACGTTCACCGCCATTGATTTAGCCGCCGCGACACAACTCCAGTTGATTCCGGTGGACACCATCCAGAGCGGCACCGCAGGAGGGCAGCGCGTCTGCCCACGCTTTCCGGCCCGTTTGGTGTTTCCCGGCACTCCGATACCTGGGATCGATTTTCCCCGCATCGTCGGCGTCGATCTCACGGGACAGGGATTTATCGCCCTGTTAGGACGCGACTTTCTCGCCCGCTGCCTGTTCACGTACAACGGTCCGCTCGGGCTCTTCACGCTCAGTTTCTGACAGCTCACGACGGAGGCGTCCCTGGTGCAAGCCGCCCTACCGATCCGGAGGCCGCGGCGGTGGTGGGGGCGGTGGCAGTGGCTTCGGGAGTGGAGGCCAGCCTCGGTCAGGCTCGGCGAGAGTCGGCGAGAGTCGGTCTCGATCGTCAGGTCGTAGATCGTCCCGCCGGCGCCGCAACGGCTCGCCAGGATGATGCAGCGTGGAACCGAGATAGGTCGCAAGCGCGCCGGCGATCGCGCCGCCGATGGCGCTCATGAATTGCGCCGCCTGTTCGGTCACCGGCCGCGTGGTGACGGTGACGGCGGCAAAGAGGATCGCGCCGGCCCAGCCCAGCGCCAGGCCGCACGCGAGCACGAACGCGGATCGGCCCGCCCAGTCACGCGCGCCTGGTCGCGGGCGGAAGTCGGTCATCGCCGTCTCCTCGAGTCAGACCCTTCACCCGAGCCCGGACTGACGTCTGGTCCCGAATCATCAACGCCAGCTCGCCGGCAGGTCTGTTTCAAACGCGCGGCCTACAATTTCAGCACGAGGACGGTCTGATTGTTGATGAACGCGGTACTGCTGTGGGCGACATGGCTCACCGGCCACTCGAAGTAGGTGCCTTTGTCGATCGCGTCGGCCGTCGTCACAAACTCGGCCACGATCGTGTGGTCGTTCTCATCCTGAATCACGATCGACACGCCGGTCTTGGTCGCGAGCCCGCGCCAGTAATCCACGCCGTCGCGCCCGACATATCGGAGCCAGATCTTCGTGACCGCCGTGTACGGGTGCGCCGCGTTGAGCCGCACTTGGTTACCGGTCGGCGGCTCGGTCAGCGTGTCGCTGAAGGTGTAGGGATAGATGGCGACATGCCGGCGGCGGGCGAACGGTTCCCAGCTCGTGCCGTTACTGCGCTCGACCTCGAGCCGTTCATCGGTCACGCAGTAGAGCGTCCCGGCCGTGACCGCTGTCGCCGCCGGCTGCGCGGCGCGCGTCCCGCGCCGGATGATTTGATCCACGTCGGCCAGGAGCAGGTAGTCGGCGAGGGCGCTCCCCGGCGCAGCTTGGGTCGCCCCGGTCCCGAGCGTGCGTAAGCTGCCGGTCGCCGCGGCCGCATCGACCGCCAGCGGATCGCTGCCGCCCGGTTCATGCGTCCCGTGGTGCGCGGCCACGCCCGTGTACGCTTGCCACGCCGTGCCGGTGCTCCGCTCTTGGACGTTTTCGTCCGTGACGAAATAGAGCGTCCCGGCGGGGACGGCGGTCGCGGCGGGCTGCGCCGCCCGCGTGCCGCGCTGATGCACGTCGTCGAGGTCCGCGCGGAGGACGTAGTTCGCGAGCGCCGATCCGGGCGCGGCCTGCCGCGCGCCGGTGCCCAACGTGCGGAGGCTGCCGATGACGGGATCGTTATCCACGAACAGCGGATCGCTGCCGCCGGGTTCGTGCGTCAAGTGGTGCGCCGTGCCGGCAGTACCGCCGCCGCCCCCGGTCGTCACCACCGCGCCGCCGCTGCCGCCTTGCGACCACTGCGTGTAGACATCCCGCCAGGACCCTTGGAACGTCGTCGCTTCCTGCAGGGTCACCCGTCGGGACAACTTGGAATCGAGGTTGTCGTGGGTCTCGATTTCCGTGATCAGGAACTGCGCATTGAGATCGCGACGCGCGATGACGATCGTCTGCGACTGGCCGACCGCGAGACCCTTGCCGCGCGTTTCGTAGGTGACGAGCCGGCGCTGCTCGACATACTTCGCGAGCGCGTTATCCGCGACGGCTTGCGCCTGCGCCAACGTCAGCGCGGTCTCATCGCGGATCAAGACCTCGTGAATGCCGCGCGCCGTCTGCTCGGCGGCATCGTCGGCGTAGAGGATGATCGGATAGTTGGCGCGATACCGGATCGTGACCTCGGTCCCAGCGGGCAGGACGCCCAGGTTGCGCGTGATCGTCTTCGCGATCGGATTGAAGTACCAGTCCGCGGTCCCCGGCGTATCGGACAGCGTTTCATTGTGCGGCCCGGTAGGCAGTGTCGGCGCACCGCTTTTCTCGATGTCGTGATCGTCGTCATCGTAGTACACCCACTCGCCGTAGATATTCACATCGAGCCAGGTGCCGGTACCGTGGCGACCGTAGATGACGTAGCCTTGCGCGCCGGTCACCGGGTACCAATCGAGGCGGATCTTGTTGACGCTATCTGGTGAGGCTTGGCCATTGCTGACCGTGATCGTCCCCGTCTTCGCGGACTCGCCGCCGCCGTTCCACGCGCTGACCGCGTAGGTGTAGGTCGAGCTGCCGGGGGTGCCTTCGACGCGCACATCGAACCCGGTCGGCACAGCCGGCGGCGTGCCCACCGTGTTGACCGACACGACGCCGTAATGATTCAGGAAGGGATACCGCAGCGTAAACGTCGCGCTCACGCCGTCGCTGACAAACAGATCGTCCACGTCCTGGGGCGCGTCGGGCCCGCAGATCGCGATGATGCGGTTGGCGTACTCCGTGCCGAGCGGGTTGACCACGATGTCGCCGATCACCCGCCGGTCGCCGTCCACGATGTTGAAGGGCGCGACCTCCGATCCCGGCAGCCACATCCGGAGGACCTTGTTATAGTCGATTTCCCAGACGTATTGCGTCGCCGCGGTCAGTTCATCCAAGAGGTCGGACAGCTTCCGGTACTGCCAGGAGAACGGCTGCACGAGTGGTCCGTCTACTTGCGCGGCCGAGAGGGTGACGCCGAACGGCGTGAGATACGGGAGCAGTAGCTCGAGGACCGCCTTGAGCGTCATCGCCGCGGTCGAGGCTAAGCTGATCACATAGCGGCGATCGGGATAGACATTGAAATCGGTGGCGTTGATCTGGAAGGAGAGGTCGCGCTGCTGAAGAATCGCCGACTCCACGGCATCATCGATCACCCCGCCAAAGATGCGCACGCCATCCTCGGTGATCGTCACTTCGTCGGCAAGCTGCGGGCGCCACGAGGCGTCGAGGATGTCGAGCGTGCCGCTACACCGATCACGGCCGTTCATGGTGGCGCTGATCCGCAAGGTCCCGAGGCGGACCACCCGTTCAATTCCCGCAATGGTTACGCTGACGCCTTCGGCCGGTTCTGGCGGGACTGCGACAGGTTTGAAGGCCGCAATCGAGACCGCGGCCCCCTGACTCCCGCCACCGTACGTCCAGGTGGCATTGATGGCAGCCGCGGTCGGCTGAATCTTCCAGGCGGAATGATGCGAGCGCTGTCCGCTCCCGCTCGGGTCTTTGAGAAAGACGGATTCGACGAGTCCAGCATCGACGGTGGCGCTGGTCCCGTTGCCGTACGCGAAGCCGGACACGATGAAGGTGCCGTTGACGGTCGGCGCAATCGCGCCGCTCGCCAGGGTCCCGCTATGCAATGCGGTCTGGGTGCCGTTTTCGCCGTCGAATGGGCTGATCAAATCGAAACCGGCAAGGGCATAGATCACCGATGACGGCCAGGAATTGGCCGTACTCGTCACGCTGAAGGTGTGATTCGTGCCGACGAGGGCATTCTTCGCGTAGTAGAACTGATGCGGCGCGCCGCCCGAATGGCGGGTCAGGGCAATCCACGTATTGCCCTTCGAATCGCTAATCGTCGGCGCGTTGACGGACGAGCCCCAGCCCAGATCCGCAATGAGCAGAGTCGCGCCGGTCGTATCGACGCCGGTACTGGTTTCGCCCCGACTCGTACTCCCCCAGAACGTGGTCGCGATCGCGACCAGGGGCGCCGGCAGAATCGTGTAACAGGCGGTACAGCCGGCGCGCGTATCGGCGCCCGTCCACGTCCAGCCGGGGTTCCGCGTGGTCGCGGCGGTCTGGAGTTCGTCGCTGGCCGCGACGCCGAGGGCCTGACCCGCCACCTGCAGTGACGAATCCACCAACGCCATGGGCGACGACGCGGTGGGCAACACGCCCGCATTCCACGCCAGGCCCGATGTCACCAACGCGGGCGCCGAGAGTGGTGTGACGGCGCCGGTCGAGAGCGATGTGCCCGACGTGACGGTCGCGTCCGCTTGAACTTGGCGCGTGAGCGTTTCGCCGCCGTACGCCCGGACCACGAAGGCGGAAAAATGATTCGTCCCGGCGACGGTAATGGTATGACCGGACCCTACCCCTGCCTGACCATATGAGTAGAACTTTTGGGTGGCCAAATTGGCGACCGCCCGCCGCGCCAGGGGTGTCCAGATATTCGACTTGTTGTCGGTGACGGTGGGCAGGGCGCCATTGGTGCCGATGTAGTACGCGACGGTGACTTCGATGAGTGTCGCACCGGTCGAATTGAAGGCCGGTGAGGTCGCGCCGGTACTGGCGCCGGTATAGCGCGCCTTGGTAGTCGCGAGAACGGTGACTGCCATCTATGCCAGTCCGTAGCGTTTCACCACGCCGGGAATGTGCGGCACGGTGACCTCGGCGAGCGTTCGGCCATCGACGCTGATCACTGCCGTGCCGCCGCCGCCTTCACTGGTGGCCGGCGCCGTGAGGCCGGCCGCGGTCGGTGCCGGCAGGACGGCCGGCATCGGCAGCGATCGGATGTTGTCCGCGACCGACTGCAGGAAGGCCGTCACCTGGTCGCTCCATTTCCGCCATTCCTCGACGTTCGCCTGGATCTTCGGCGCGAGTTCGTCGAGCGCCTGCGCCGCTTCGGTCGCCGTCTCGATCGTCGCCTGCGCTTCTTCCTCGGTCGCCTCCCCGGCATCGCGCGCCGCTTCCTCGTGCCGGCGGATCGCGTCCTCCACCTCGGCGATGTTCCGTGCGGCCTGCTCGGGATTGTTTTGGCCGGTCCCCTGCGTCAGCTTGATCCAGAGCTGTTCGCCGGTCTCGCCCATCTCCAGCAATTTCGCGTGGAGGGCATCGAACCCGCCCCAGGACTCCGCGAATTTCTCGACCGCGTCCCGGCCCTTGTTGTTGTCGAACGCGTTCCAGATCGCCTTGATGCCCTGCACGGCCATCATCGCCGCGCTGATGACGCCGGTAATCCCGGAGGCGAGGCTCGTCAGACCGGCGAGCGACTGGCCCTGCTTGAACGCGCCGACGGCGTCCTTGATGCCGCCGAAGGACTCTTTGATGCCCTTCGTCGCATTCAGCATCGTGTTCAGGCCGCCGGCCACGGCGCCGAACGCCCCTGGCGCGACGGACGCCAGCGTCCCCAGCGCGCTGGAGAGTTGCGCGAGGTTGACCTGCGCGAGCTGGAGCGCCGGATCCCACTGGAGCATCCGATGGCCGAAGTCCTGGGCCTCCTTGCCGGCCGCGTTGATGCCCGGCGGCGTGAGTTTCAGCCAGCGCCCGAAGTCCTGCATCGGCACGTCGAGGGCCTTGAGCGCACCGCCGAAGTCCTGCACCGTCTCGATGGTCGGATTGACCATCGCATTCCACGAGAGCGTGGCGTCGAGCAGGTCCGTCATCGCCTGCGGTGCCGTCTCGCCGATCTCCCGATAGGCGCGGATGCCGGCGGTCAGGGCTTCGATCGTGCGCGTCGTGGATTCGGCGCCGAGTTTATTGACGTTCTCGACGGAGCCGATCGCGGTGACATAGTCGCGGGCCAGGGCGCGCGCCGACCCGCCGAACAGGTCAGCCGTGAGCTGGCGCATCTTCTCGGCGTGCTGCTCGGCCGCACGTTCGCGGTCCTTCCGGGCGACGTCTTCTTCCTTCCAGCCGGCGATCGTCTCGGCCACAACCTGCTTCGACCGTGCGAGCTGGTCGGCCGCGGACGTATCCGGCCTCGCGCCGAAGGAGGGCGGCGGCGTTTTCAGTTGCTCGTTGATCTGGCGGTGCAGCGCCGCGGCTTCGTTCGCTTTCTGGTAGTAGTCGTTGAGTTCGTCGAGTGCGTTCTTCAACGCGGGTGGCAGGAACGCGAGACCGGCGAACTCCTTCCAGGTATCGATCCACTCGTTCAGCGCATCATCGCCGCCGCGGATCAGCGTCGTCAGATCGCGCAGGACGCCGACGACGGTCGGGTTGTCAACGATCAGTTTGCCGACGGCCTCCTTCAGGTTGTCCCATTCGTTGGCGAGCTGCGCGACCTTCCCCGCATAGGTCTCCGTCGCGGCCGCGGCCTGGCCCCCGAACTTGTCCGCGACCTCGTCGAGCACGTAGGCGACGCCTTCGGTCTTGAGACGGGCCTCGTCGAGTTTGATGCCGTATTCACCAAGCGCCCCGGCATTGCCGGCGAAGGCCTTCGCAACGGCCTTCGTCGCGGCTTCGAGATCCACCCCGAGGCCGGCGGCCAGATCCGTTGCGGCCGTCAGCGCCTTCTCCATCTCGTGCGGCGCCACGCCGCCGACCTGAATCAGGAGCGCTTCCATCTCCGAGATCAGGTCATCGCTGTAGGTGGTCGTCTCCTGAAACTGACCGGCGAGATCGTTGAGCGCGGCGATCGTCTCCGGAGCCGCGAGGCCCATCGAGCGGAGCGCCGCGGTCATCTTCTTCTCGGCAGCTTCCGCCGACAGGAACGACTCGACGCTGCCTTTGAGGAAATCCACCAGCCCGCCGAGCGCGGCCTGCACGCCGCCGATGACGGCCTGCGCGCTGATGAAGCCCGCCGCCGTCCCGGCGATCGACGAGCCGAGGTCGGAGAACCATTTCGTGAGCGCCGGCTGCTCGACCTGTTTCGTCGCGTCGGCGAGGTCGGTCATCGCTTTCGGCGCTTCCTTGCCGAGGAGTTTGTATTTCTCGATCGCTTGCGTGACCTGCGCGTTGACGGCGCGCATTTCCTTCTCGGTCAGGACGGCCGCGCCGCCGGCCTCCTCGACGGCGCGCGTCACGAGCTGCGCATCCTGAATCAGTTTCTGGCCGGTGAAGGACGTCGCCATGCGCTGCAGCGAGGCCTGGACCTTGCTGCTGTTGACTTCCAGCGTGTCGAGCGAGACGCGCGCCTTCGCGACCGCCGTCTCGAACGACGTGAAGTCCGCGACGAACTTCCCGGTCACCGCCACGCGCTTACTCCTCCTGCGTCAGCTGCTCAATCAGGATTTCGTAGACGTCGGCATCGAGCTCGGCGACCCACTCGTATCGCCAGCCGAAGTGCTTGGCGATGGCGAGGTCGCTGGCGACTTGGTCTCGCCATCGGCCGCTTTTTTTTCGGCGGCTCGCAGGGCGCGCATGGCGTCATCGTGCTCGTCGATCACGCGGCAGATTTCATTGCAGTCTTCCGGCTCGAGCATCCCGAGGACGCTGATCATCTGCTCGTCGGTGAGGCCTTTGATGCTGACCGGATTCCCGTCCGGGTCCCGGACCGACCAGTCCAACAGATAGGTCGCGGCCTGGACGAGCGGCGCATTGATCACGTCCACTTCCTCGACCTCCTTGCCGTCGAGCGTGCGGACCCGTTTCAGCGAACCCTTCATCACGCTCCGCTGGTCGCCGGCCGTGAGGTGATCTTTGACGACGATCCAGTTCCCGCGGGAGATGTTGATCGTGGTTTTGGTCGGACGGCGGATCGGGGACGTCGGCACCGGGCCTCCTTCAGCGCACGAGCCGCAAGCCTTGGAGCTGTGCGGTGTGGTCAATGGTTTCGGGCACAATCGGTGGCCCGAGGACCACCGTGCAGAACGGGTCGACGACGGACAGGGACACGATCGGCCAGTACCAGGCCGCCGGCTTCGCTCGGCCGTCCCGGTCCTTGCCGAGGAACGGCGCGACGAAGACGAGCGGCTGCTGGCGGATCGTCAGCGGGTTGATGTGCGACAGGGCCCCGCGCATCGACCACACGCGCTGACCGTTCTCCGGACGGCTGCGAAGAATCGTGAACCGGTGCACATCGCAGGCGGGGTAGTCGTGCCAGGTGATCCGTCCGTGGACGCCGGTCAGCGTCGAGTCGAGGACGGACGGGCGCACGGCCGGCGCGCCGCCGATGACGATCCCGCCGTTTAAGGCGCCGGCGCGCGGGTCCATGCTCCGGCCGCCGCGAAGGATCCGCCGATCGTGACGGCGCCACCCGAGTCGACGTCGAGATTGGCGTCAATGAACGCCATGCCGCTGAAGAAGTACGTGCTATCCAGTGACGACGGCACGAGTTTCAGGAACGCCGCCTGATCGCCCATCGCTACGTCGAAGATCTCGACGTTCGGGGCATCCCAGAATCCGCCCAGACTCCCGCTGATGTCCGGCAACCCCTGTACGTCACGCTGTTACTTGCTAACCATCGGTGTCGATGGCGGGTGGTCATTTCTGCCACCTCTCACGGTTCCTGTTCCCGTGAGGTCGGACTATCGCATCATCCCGAAGGATGCCGACTCGCTTAGTCTCTCAGGCCGCTTGCGCTTGCCCCTTGTTCCCATCGCAGGGTTCAAGTCCATCAGAGTCAGTTCGCAGCGACATGTCTCCATGCCGTGCCCCCGTCTTACCGTCTTGAGGATTTGTTGGTGTCGCCGAACGCGGTCACGTCCGCGCGGTCGCGCTTCAAATCGAGCGACCACTTGTTCATGGACGCGACGAGCACCGGAACCGGCGGGGCCGGCTCGGCCGGCGGATCGTCATCCATCAGGATCTCTCCGTAGCTACCATGTCTGCGCGCCATGATGTGTCCTTTCGTTCAACCGAGCGGCGTGGGTGAGAGCGGCTGCACCGTCACCTGATAGCGTCCCCCGCGCTGCAGCCAGCGCACGTCATTGATGGTGTCGACATACGTGCGCCGGACCCGCCCCCGGCGCAGGATCGCCAGACACGCGAACCCCTCGATCACCGGCAAGGCCTCCCCGTGGAGTAACTGGTGAATCCGCGCGGCGGCGGCGCGGAGCGCACTCTGACCGCTCGTATCGAGGACCCACGCCTTGGCTTCATACGTCAACGTCTCGATCTCCTCCCCGGACGCCGCATCGAAGAGGTACTGGTCTGACGCGTCGATGAGCGACACGGTTACGAAGGCTTGCGCGTTCCCGGCCGCGACGTCCCAATACACGCCATCCGGCATCAACGCCGCGAGGGCGGGATCACCACTCAGTCGCTGGACGATCGCCTCGTCGACGGCGCTGCTGTCCGGGAGTGACGTGCTCATGCGGACTCGACGACCTCGAGCTGCACGCCGGCTGTCCGCATGATGGCGACGATCTCCTCGTACATCCGGGCACGCTCCTGCATGTTCGTCGGCACCGCCACCGGCGCGCCGTAGCGGGTCGGCGTCATCGTTCCCGTGCGGTGGCCCGTGTTCGTGACGCGGTTCCCCGTGCCGAACTCCCAGAGGTGCGCATGTTTCGCGCGGCTGCGCACCGTCGCGACCATGCCGAACGTCGAGTGCTCTTCGACGACGTCGACGCCGGCCCGCAGCCGCAGGCCGCCGGTCTTCTTCCGCCGGCCGGAGACGGGATAGGCCGCCTGCGTCCGGGCGCTCGCGGCATAGGCGCGCTGCCGCACGGTGCCACCGGCCCGATCGGCCAGCTCCCGCGGGAGCTCCCGCATCGCCGCCTTCAGTTCGTCGAGGCCCGTCCACTGCACGCCGCTCGTCATCGCGTCGTCTCCGCGACCAGCATCACGCTCTCACTGCTCCGCTCGCCGCGCGACACGACGCCGGTCACGCGGAACGTCCGGGTGCCGAGCCGCAGCCGCGCTTCCGTCGACAGCCCCGGATGATAGGGACCGCTGACGATATGCGTGACGGCGGAGATCACGGTGCCGTCCGGGACGAGCCGCTGCACGTCCTGTCCGGTGATCGGCGTGATCTCCACGAAGAGCGTCGGGGGATCCAGCGGGCGCCAGTCTTCGAGATAGCCGCCTTCGCCGTCCGGGACCGGCGGGCCAAGCGTCTCGGCCACGACCAGGTGCGGCCGCTTCGCGATCGACGTGAACGGCGCAATGAGTCCCATGTCACGGAATCCAGATCAGGCGATAGGACCCGATCGCGTCTTCGTACCCCATCGGGACGACATTCATGCTGTCGGTGCCGGCGAGGTCGCGGCCGAGCGTCGCGAAGTGCGCCGTCAGCAAGCCGACGGCCTGGAACAGCAGCGGCTCCTTCGTGCGCAGGTCTGCAGGATCGATCCACCCCACGACGCAGCGCGCGACGCCCGTCGTGGCGCCACCGAGGGATTCGACCCAGTGCGGGTTGCCGGTCACCGTCCACGCGCCCGATCGCCAGGTCGGCGCCGAGGTCGGCTCGATCGGCGTCACGCTGTCGATCGACTGCAGGGGCAGCGCCTGACACGGCAGCGCGATCAACCCGTCGCCGATCGTCGTGAAGTACACGTCCCGGGTCTGCGTCAGCAGCGCCAGGCCGGTATCGCGCTCGACCTGGCCGCGCGCCGCGGCAATGTGATCGCGCATCAACTGGTCCCGCGGATCGGGCGGGTCCGTCGTCGCCCAGGACAGGCCGGCGCGCAGCTTCCCCTCCTCGAGGGTGAGCGGCTCCTGCGCCGGCGGCGTCACCAGCACCGAGAACGACTTGAGCGGCGATTGCCAGGGAGCAATCATCGGTGCGAGTGGGAATGCGGCGGCAGCGTCCGCGGCGGCTTCGGATGCTTGCCGCGATAGGTCTTGGTCGTGAACGTCTCCACGACCATGGGCTGCGGCACCGGTCCCGGCGTCGCCGGCGGCAGGCTCGGGGGACGCTCCACCGGTACGACCACCAGCGTACCGGCCGGCAACGTCTGGCCTTGCGCCGCCAGCTGCTGCGCGAGGCGCCGCGCGACCGACTCCGGCGTGCACGCCGTGTACGGCGTGTCATCCACCGGGCACGGGGGCGGCGTCTCCAGATACCAGCTGCCACAGCCCATGTCGTCTCCCTCCGTGGTTACGCCGGCACGCCGAGGCCGGTCACTTCGCCGAACGCGGCGGGTCGGTAGACAGCAAGCGCTAATCTTTCCTCCGCCCTGATAGCCACCAAATTCTTAATGAAAAAATCCACGTGGCTGTTGGACGCCTCGACGCGGATGCCGCCCTTCCGGAAGACCTGCGCGCCCTGGTTGAACGCCCCGACCATGGCGACCGTCGCCGCCTGGACGGGCGTCACGGCCACCGACAGCCCCCACAGGGTCGGGGTCTGAATCGAGGCGAATGGGCCGCCGGTCAGGTACTCGCCGGTCGTCGTCTTCATGAGCGCCGTCGTCGCCCAATCGGCCGGGTTCATGGCGATCCCGCTCGGCATCAGGAACGAGGCCGAGAAGATCGCCATGATCTGCCGGAAGATCGCGTCGGCATTGTTTTCGGCCGCGCCGCGCACGACATCGGCCGCCAGGCCGCTGCGGTTCTTCAGCCCGAGGATGTGCGGGGCGACACCGCTGCCATTGAGGAGCTCGTCTTCCTCGGCGATCTCGACGCCGAGCCGCAGGCGCGCGTCGATGTAGGACCGAATCTGCGCCACGTCCTCGAGCATCTCCTCGGTCACCGGCAACCAGTGCGCGATCTTGCGCACCGGGTCGGTCACCGCGGCGAAGGTCAGGGTCGACTCCGGCTTCACCCCGCCCTCGGCGACCGCCGCGGCCGCGTTGGTGAAGAGCGTCTCCTGCATGTAGGCGATCGCGTTGCTGTCGGTCGTGCCCTGCGCGAACAGATCCGCGACCACCAGGCGCCGCGTGGGCGTCGGCAGAATGCCCGGGATGTACTGCGGCAGGACCAGCGCGCCACCCGAGGCGGGATCCTCGGTCAGCGTCGCCGCGAGAAACAGCTCCACGCTCGGCGATCGCCAGGCCGACTGCGAGCGGTGGCCGCCCCGCTTGAAGAAGTCGTAGGCCTCGGAGCTCACGAACTGCTCGCCGAGCGACTTCAGGACGCGCGGCGCCGGCTTGGAGAGCGCGCCGGTCGTCAGCTGCGCGAGCTGCTCGTTGATCGCCTCGGTGCCCTTCTGGCGCGCGATCTTGTCCTTCATCGCGAGCCCGTCGCTGGTGATCGCCTGGATGGCCGCCTTCTCCTCGTCGGTCATCTCGCGGTCTTCCTCCTCCGCGAGCTTCGCCGTTTTCGCGAGCAGCGCGAGGCCCTCCTGTTTCTTCGCTTCGAGGTCGCGCTCCAATTTCGCCAGATTCAACATCGTCGTACTCCTAGAGCCCGAGGGCATAGAGCGCGCGCTCAGCCTCGCGGCGCGCCCTCAGCCGATCGGTCCCGGTGGCCGTCGACGGCTCCTGCGGGGGATCGGGGGACGGCGCTGGCGCGGCGGCGATCGCGCGCGTGGGAAGTGCGGGACTGGCCGACGCCGGCGTCAGCAGGCGCGCGAGCGTCTGGTCGAGGGTGCCAATCTCGTCGACCATACCAAGGGCGAGCGCCTCGTCGGCGTTGACAACGGCGCCCTCGCCAAAGCCGTTGCGCACGGCGTCCGCCGACACGCGTCGGCCGGACGCGACGTCGTCAACGAAGTGCCCGTAATGGAAATTGACCTGCGCGGTCAGGCGGGCGCGCGCGGTGTCGCTGAGCGGTTCGGCCTCGTTGCCATCGGTCTTGTACTTGCCGGCCGAGACGAACGTGAGTTTGATGCCCTCCTGCTCGAGCGCCACCGACAGATCCTCGTGAATCGTGAACACGCCAATCGATCCGAGACAGGCCGAGGGCGCCGCGATGACCTTGGTCGCGCACGACCCGACCCAGTAGGCGGCCGAGCAGCACTGGAAGTTGACGCACGCGATGACCGGTTTCGCCGCGCGGGCTTTCAGCACCTGGTGCGCGAACTCGGAGGCACCGAGGACCGATCCGCCCGGCGAATCGATATCGAGCAGGATCGTCTGCACATCCGGGTTGAGGACGGCGGCCTCGAGGGCATGACCGGCCACGTCGAACGTCGTGCCGCCGCTGAAGTTCGACAACGCGTTCATGCGCGGCGCGATGCAGCCGTGAATCGGGAGCACCGCCAGGCCGCGATCGATGAAGGGATCCGGATCGTCGCGCCGCTCGAGCTCGTCGTCGTCGAAGTCGAATGCGAGGGGGTCGCCCTTCAGACGGCGCCCGAGGACGCGCGCCACGACGGCGAGCATGGGGCGTGTGATGGCCCACGGCTCCAAGGCCAGCGCGAGCACGCGATCGATGGCGTGGGCGCGTTTTTTCGATGCCATATCAGACCGCCTCCTCCAACAGCGCGAACGGATTACCGCCGGCAGCGAGCTGCTCAGCGGTGTCGGCGTTGACTGAGACCGCGATCGCCTCGGCCTCGCGCATGGCGACCTCCCGACTGAGACCGGCGTCGCGCAGGGTCGCGGCGAGGTCATGCGTGAGTTCACGGTCCCACCGCTCGCGATCGAAGGCGCCGGCGCGGTCCTCGGGTAGAACTTTCCGCAGGCGCGCCGCTTGGCGGCGCCAGGTCTCCTGAATCACTGGACCCGTGATGCCGCCACCGATCGCGGCGGCGCCGGCGTCGGCTGGCAGCGACGGCGGCGTCGGCGTGGTGGTCATGTTTAACGGTTGCGCGACGCGATCGGCGCCCGGGTCGTTCTTGATGGACGGCAGGTTGAGCCGCGCGCGGCCTTCGTTCAGGGTGACGACCGGCCGCCCGACCAGCGTCTGCATCGCCGCGGCCTGCTCTTCAAACGAGCCGCGCAGCTTCTGGTCGATGTTGAACTCGGTATAGATGCCGTCCTGGTCGTCGCACTCGGGCAGCAACTGCCGTTCGAACTCCTCCTGCAGCATGGTCAGCCACGGACCCAAACAGTCCTGATAGAGGTTCTTGTGTTGCTCCCTGATGTTCGAGAACGTCGCATGGTCGAGGATCCCGACCATGGGCAGCGGCACGTGATACGAGCGGGCCACTTCCACATCGGTCAGTTTGCGGGCCTCGGTAAACTGCGACTCCCGCGGCGAGTAGGACGTGTTGGTGAACGTCATCCCGTCCTCGAGGACGGCGACGCTGCCCACATTCGCCGGACCCGCATATCGCAACTGCCACTGCTCGCGGAAGGCCGACTTCTGCTCCGGCGTCCACTTGGGCGCGCCGGCCGGCCGTGTGATCACGCCCTCCACGCGAGAGCTGTTCGCGTAGTAGGCGCGCCGGTACAGCGTCGCGTTGGCCTCCTCGGCGAGGATCTGCCGCAAGGTTTCGATCGGCGACAGCCCCATCAGCGGGTTGTCCGGGTCGTAGCCGTTGAAGTGCACGACGTCACGTGGCTTCAACTCGACGACGTTGCCATCCGGCAGCGTCCACCAGAACACCGACGGCAGGAGCCAGCCATCGACGGTGACCGTCTCGGGCGGCAGCCGCACGAACCACAGGCGCGTCGGGTCGCCGCGGAGCTTCAACCAGTAACCGTTGAAGAACACCCCCATGTCGTTCATGAGGTTCTCGACCATGCGGTAGTGCGTCATCGCCGGGTTCGGCTTCGCGATCCAGGTCGCGAGCTCGTGGTCGATGAGGTAGACGCGATCGATGTCCGACACGCGCCGAAAGACGTGCAGCCCGAGGTCCGCCACGTTGCGCGCCAGGAACGACACGACGGTGCGGACGCTCGGCTGCGTCCGGTAGATCGCCGCATAGGTCGCGCCGCACGGCACGTCGAGCCCCGATCGACTCGGCCCGATCGCCGGCGCGGCCGGCGACCGCTCCACCGAGCGCAGGGTGCCGCGGGACTGGACAATCGGCATCAGGGCACCACCTGGATGAAGGCGACGTTGTCGCGCGGCACGAGCACCTCCCCATCGATCGGCTGCGCGTCGCCGTGTGCCGGCACGATCGCGGCCTCGCGTAACTGCAACCACGGCCCGCGACCGGACCAGAGCACGCCGCGGAGCGCCTCGTCAGTCGGTTCCTTCAGGTTGACAATCACGACCCGGAGAAGCGCCGGCGGCCGCCACCACATCAGCCACGCGAACATGGGAGACGTTGGTCACGGTGCCACGGCTCAACCGTTGGGCGTGATTTTTTAGTACGAAATTGTCCGAAGGCGGTCAGTCGTCCGCGGCGTCATCTGACTCGCGCCAGGCGCGCCGGAGCACTTCCGAGACCGACACATCGCCGGCGGTGGCGCGTTGACAGACGCGATCGTAAGCACGCGACGGCAAGCGAATGGAAACGGTGACGGACGGGCCGGGATCGGTCCGGTCGAGGGGAGGGCGCCCGGGTCTACGTGCGGCGTCGGGCATCGCGGCCCATATTATGCGCCATGCGCAACATCCGCCACCGCGTGCGCGATCGCCAGGCCGCGATCGCCGCCAGCCGCCGCGCGCAACTCTCCCGCGCCCCGGACACCGCGCCGTTGGTTCCCACGCCGCCCACTGCGGCCGCCCCAGCGCCGCCGCGGTGCGATCGCAGCGGCGACGTGGGCTCGACCCATTACTTCCGTGAGGGCGCGCAGGTTGGCGACTGGTGCCTCTGCGGCAAGCGCCGGCGGTTCACGCCGTTCGCATGAGCAGTAGGATCGGCCTCGGCCACGCACACGCGTCGTGCAACCGGCGCGCAGTCTCAGGTTCAATACCTGCCATCGCTTAACCCGCGGTTGCCACGCGGCGCACGCGAGAGGGTGCAGAGGTCAGCTCAGACGTGCGTGGCCACTCAGGCCACCACCAAGTCCGGATCGTCGGCGCCGACTTCCTCACCGGCGAGGCCGGCCAGTTTGCGCGCGATGATCGCCGCGACGATCGGGTCGATCCGTCCGCGGCTCCGCTTCTTGGTCGGGAAGATGTTGTCCTTGTTGTCGGTGACGACGCGCGCATTCGACGCGCACCACCGCATCAGCGGGCTGTCGCCGGCGTCCACCAACGCGTCGAGTACGTCAGCCTCGAACTCTTTCGATGGCTGCGACATCTGCGAGATATTCTGCGGCACCTCGACCACCGGGCACCCGTCGTCCTGGAGATCCTTGACGAGGTTGCCGGCGTTCCAGGGATCGACGCCGACCCCCTGCACGTCGAACAGCCCACGCGCCTCGCCCACGATGGCCCGCACCTCGTCCTGGTCGATCCGGTTCCCAGGGTTAGTCCGCAGCCACCCGGCCTGCACCCACAACTGATACGGCGCCCGATCGCGCAGGGCGCGCGCCTCGAGCGTCTCCTCGGGCGTCAGCACCCAGGAGACGAGCCGCCAGGTCCGACGCATCTCGGTCGGCGGGAACGCCGCCACAACCGCCGTCAGGTCGATCTTGGAGCTCATATCAATCCCGAGCCAGCACGCCTGGCTGCGGAGCTCCTCGAGCGACCACTTACGCTGCCCGTCACGCCAGCCCTCCATCGACAACCAGGGCGTCTCGGCGTTGACCCACAGGTTGAGGCGCTTCTGTTTGAACGCCGCGGCCGCGGGCGGCATGTGCCGCGCCTTCGCGGCGAGCGCGCGCATGTCGGCCGCCTTGACGGACACGCCGTAGTTCGGGTTCGCCTTGCGCCAGGTCCGTTCGTCGAACGGATCGTCGCCCTCATCGGCGTGCGCGATGAACGCGAAGAAGGTCTCATCGACGAGCACGCGCTCGAGGATCTTGACGGCGTAGTCATGCTGCACGCCGCACGGGCTGAACGGGTCGGCGCCGGCCGTGGTGATCTGAAAGTTCACCGGCTGCTCACGGGCCCCGGTCGCGGTTTCCATCACGTCGATGAGGCCGCGCGTCTTGTGCGCGTGGAACTCGTCCACGATCACCAGGTTCGGGTTGAGGCCGTCGGTCGAGTCCTTATCGGCGCCGAGCGGTTCCAGCTTCGAGGCGGTCGACGGGCGATGGAGGTTCGCCGCCAGTGGCACGATGCGGGAGCGCAGCCCGCTGCGGAGCACCAGTTCTTTGGCGTTCTCCCACACGATGCGGGCCTGCGCCCGTTTGGTCGCTATGCAGTACCCCTCCGAGCCCTCCTCCCCGTCGAAGAACGTCACGTAGAGCGCGACGATGGACGCGGTCAGGCTCTTGCCGTTCTTCCGAGGGATCTCCTCGTAATAGGTCCTGATGCGCCGCAGCCCGGTCCTGATGTGGCTCCACGCAAACAGCGACCCGAGACAAAACTTCTGATGCGGTTGCAGGACGATCGGCTGTCCCGCCCACTCGCCCTTGTAGTGCTTCAGTCGTGCCGCGAAGCGGAAAAACCGGTCAGCCTCGGCCGGGACGAAGCGATAGGGAAATCCGCGCGTGCCTTCCCGCCGGCGATCGCGTAGGTGCCGTTCGCACGCCAGGCGGTGATAGCGCCCGGCCGCCACGCGGCCCGCGAGGACCGCGCGCGCGTAGGCATCCACCGCGTGCGGCATAGCGGGTCAGTGTGGGCGCCGCGGCCTCGGCTCGTCGAATTCGCTGAACTCGTCCACGACGCCAGGCGCGGCGCCGGGTGTCGCCGGCGTGACGCGCGTGCGGCTCGAGGGCGTGAGTCCGAGCTCGGCCCAGAGTTGGCGGCAGTTGGCGATCGCGCGCGTGAGGATGGAGAGGTACGGGTTCGGAATCGGATAGCCGCTCGGCGCCGCGATGATCATCCCGAGCTGCCTCACCTTCCCGATCGCTTCGAGATAACGCGACCACTCGAGACAGAGCGCGATGAGCGAAGCGCGGTCCGCGTCGGTCACGAGCCGCACCTTGGTGAGCATGGGTGCGAGCCGCCGCCACTCCTCACCCGCCAGCGGATCCTCGAGGAGCTCCGCGGGCACGTCACCGGTGAAGGCGTCCAGTGAGGTCGGCGGCGTGACTTCCGCAGCCGGGAGCGGCCGCTTGCCCGGATTGCCTTCGAGCCGGCGTTGAGCGGTGGGTTTTGGTTTCCGGCCGCGCATAGGCGTCTCTCCGTGCCAGTGTTCCAGCGTCTGCGGTGAAACCTGACACAATCTTCAGGCCCCCGGTGCCAATTTCGCGGCCGCACGCGCGAACCTCCGGAGTGGTTCCGGGGCTCGGGCGCGCCAGCGATTTTGATCCCCCTCCCCCCCCGATCGAACGCGTGCCAACATGATCGCTCG